ATGACTAATGAACGCATATATAGCCTATCAAAATTTAATAAGTACGAAAACGGATTCATATTAGCAATTGCATTAATCGCATCAATTTATTTTACTTTTATTTCTTATCCGGGGTTCCTGTATTCAGACTCATTTGCACGTTGGAACTTTGTTAAGCTGTTGATGAGTGATACACAGCTTGAGGGAAATGCAAAAAATTGGCTTACGGTGGTTCCTGCGCTATTCATGGCACTATGCTATAGAATAACGGATAATATTGGGGCATTCACTTTGATTCAAAGTTTCCTTTTCTTCTTTACTGGACTTCATTTAGTGAAGGAGATACGAAATAATGTAGAGTCAACAGTGTTGATTTCATTGCTATATGTGACATTCCCTATTTTCGCAATATTTAGCGTATATCATGCAACGGATATATTTGTTGTTATTGGATGCAATATGATATTAGTATCAACATTTAGACAGATGAGAAATGGACGACATGACAATCTATATTTATACTCACTATTAACCTTCATTGCTTTCGTTTTTATTTTTGGATTCCGTCAGAATGCTTTGTCGATGATTCCTATGTTTGCACTACTTTGTTTCTTTTTATATCGTAAGATACGTTCAAAATCTATTGTCATTGTTCAAACGGTTGCTCTTGTCCTTTCATTAATCGGAATTTCAGTTACTCCGCACATTATGAACATTTATAAGTATGATGTTTCTGCTGTTGGCACTGGGTGGGAGATCATTTCGGCCATTAAGCTTATGAAAGATGCTAATGATCCGGCTTATGAAAAGTACTCTGCATATCTTGATTACTTGGGAAATACAAAGCTTGCAGTTGAACAGAACCAAGATACATCGATATGGGGAGCATATACAGGGGATAAACTATCTCTTGATTTAGCTGCAACACCAGAAAATGCAAGTCGAATCAAACGAGATTACTTAAACTTAGCCCTAGACAAACAGAAGTTTTTCTTAGTTAACAAAATTAATTTTATTAAACGCTCATTGGGCATTGGTCACGATTTGGGTAGTGCGATATTACTTGAGAATGACCATACAGAAATGGGAATGATGAAAGAATACGGTGTAAGTGATACCTTGATGCGACGCGAAATGTATCAGGATTATAAATCATTTGTTAGTGATTATCCTATCATTAAAAAGCCGTATGCATTATTCCTTATCGACCTAATACTACTTGGTGTAGCTAGTCTCATTTATCGAAATAAAACTAAGTTGTTTCCATATTACATGATATATGGATTTGCTGTTTTCTATTATCTTGGGTTCCTCATAACAACACAGAGTCATGAGTTTAGATACTTCTTCCCTAGCATGTTCTTTATCGTATTAATTAGCTCATCGCTTGTTATTGATACAATAATCACTGTTGTGAAGAATGCAGTAATAAAGCTAAGGACAACTAACAAATTGGAGGAAGCCAAATGAAGGATATATCAATTGTTTTTGGACTTCTTTTTTTAGTGTTTATCCTACTAATTTCATTACCATTCAATCCATATTAACAATGACTAAAAAGTATAGGCGTAAATTTCCTTCTGTCGAAGCAGCAACAGAGTATTTAACTGAACGGGGAACATTGGAGTTTTTCGGCACGATTCACATTGAAAATAAATGGGAAGAGTTTTATCACGTGTACAATCTACATTTACATAGCGGAATGATCTACCGCGTTTATCTTTATCATGATGGGATGGTGGAAACGGAGAGGAAGGCCACCTATTAAAGGAGGCCTTTTTCTGTCATAAATGGATCTAATTCCAGCAGCACGTTTTTACCCCACTCAATATTACCTGGAGATGCAGCTGTGCCATCTGGATTTTTACCTTGTGCGAGGTTATAGAAAAAAAGTATCTGATTTGCTATCTTAAACGCACGTTCTTGTGCATATTGCGGTGAATTTGTGTAAGAAATTTTATTCTGTAACGTACGAATATCATTGCGTACCTGAACCATGTCGATACACGGGCAAGAAGTGTTATTAGATGGGTATTCGTTGTGCCCTAATACATTCTCTACAGGAATGTTAAACAAGCTCATATACGTCAATATGACCGCATAGAGGTTATTACGCTCGACCTCAGATAGCGGCCTTTTTGATAGATCCCCACTGATTGAAACGGACACTGTATAAGAGTTATTACTCGATGTGTGATAACTGAACGTCGAAAGGTCATTTGTTTGATAAGCCTGGTCGCCTTTGATGACAAAGTGATAGCCGATATGCGCCCATCCAAGTGTATTCACATGGTAGTTGGCGTAGCTCTCTATTGTAGCGCCTTCTACCGCACTATGATGAATGCTGATGTGCGTGATCTGATCTTTCGTCCGTCGTGGCTCTGGATCAGGTGTTCTGCTTGGCAATGTATCGGTAATATCGATGAACGGCTTAACACTAAATGGCAGGGCCGTCGCCTGTATATGGCGCAATACTTCCATTAGTAGCAGCCCCCTTTTTCTTATGACTTAACAACACCCCGATGACTGTTGCAAGTGCAGCTGCGCCATTCGCAATCTCGTTTACATTTTGATCTGTAATAGCTGTCAAATCAACCCCAAAAGGTTGTAGAATAAGCTTCACAGCACCAATTAAGCACGGTATTAATGTGACCCAGTTAATTTGTTGATTCATTTTTCTTTCCCTCCTTAATTGGTATCCCCACCGGGAAGCCCCCAGTAAGTAAAAATAATATTTCCCGATGTACTGGATTCGGGCTCGTTTCAAAATAGGCTGTGGTCCATTCCATTTCTGCCCCGTCAGCTGCTCCACTTGTTCTCGCGTCCATATCAGTTCCTCATCTCTTCCCATTTGAATGACACGTTCGATTTCACTTAAAAATATTTTACGGGCAATCAGTGCCAGTATGGTCCATATCGTGGCATCACCCGGATTGTCTAAGATCCAATCGATGATTTCTAGGATGAGCATCGTCTACCACTTCCTCCGGGTAGGTTACTTCATAGGTGTCTACAGGAGGATCATTTACGCATTGATCGGCTGGAAGTCTGCAGCAGGTGCAGAAATCAACGATAAGTTGAATCATAGTTACCTCCATGAAAAAGAGCCCCGGAGGGCTCCTATTTTTTGATCTTATATCCCATCTGTTTGCGTAAGTCATTTCTTGCATCGTTGCCGACCTTATCCAACAATTCAACAACTTTCTTGACCTTGTCGTCGTCCTTTTTGTTCTGGTCAGTTAGATATGGCTGTAACTTTTTCAAACCTTCTGCAGTTTTTTGCCCAACAACCTGTTGCAATTTTGTGTATTGCTCATTGCTCAATTCAATTGATTTGTTTTTCTTGGTGGCAGGATCATCAACGATCAATGTTTTGCCGACTGTACGCGGCGCAACCTTCGTTTCGCCCGTCTGATTGATCAGGTCGATCACTAATTTAGCCTCTGGCGTGACTGTGTAAGCTGTAAACTTAGCCGGATTAAGGAAATAATTAGCGAATTGTCCAGGTGTAAACGCATCTCCACCTTGGATACGTTCGTTAGGAGTACCAAGAGTGCTATATGTCTGCGGCAATCCCTTGGAAAGTCCAGGGATACGGTTTACGACCATGTTCAGCATTTCCTTTAGCAGATTTGGATCATATGTGCTTCTGGTTGCATTATCTGTGAAGCCTCTTGCTTGACCTGATAAAGCAGGCACAAAAGAAGATGGTATGCCTTTGAAGATCTTGCCCACATCATCCCAAGAACGGATACCAGCTATTTGCTTAATACCAGTAACCAAAGGCTGCTCAAGCATCGATTTAAGTCCACCAGAAAGGGCATTTAAGGCCACTTCAAATGACGACTTATCAACCCCTAGCTTCTTGTCATTCATGGCTACATTAGCATCTACGCCCATTGCTAAAGACAATGCAGCAGGCTGCAGCCAAGCGTAGTTCATCAACTTGTCACCGTCACGGTATTTGGCGGCGTTTTTATCTAAACCACTCATGATGTAACGCCCCAATCCAGACCAGTTAACTTTGTATGCTCCCTTGCCGCTCATTCCTTCTAATCCTCTAATGTCTGAATCGCTGCTAGATCCACCTGTGAGGATTCCGGCATTAGCAAGGATATAACCCATTCCTGTCAGTCCCAACGTGCCTGTAATGGCGCGTGATAATGCCAGCGTTGCTTCTCGTTGGTTAAACTCTTTCTTTGTAACAAGTGGAATGAGTTCCCCTAGCGCTCTCATGAAACCCAATGGACTGTAATCAATACCGCGCATTACGATATTCGCTGGCGTCTTAGCATATTTGATAACAACATCACCCAATCCAAAACCTTCTGTACTTAATGATTTTGGTAACGCTCCTTTATCGACCAAATATCTACTTAATTTCCCTGTCGAATAGTTGTTAAGAAAACTCTTCATTCCTTGTGCGCCTTTTGCCAGTAAGGTTTCATCTTGGAATGTTGCATATAGACCGGCTTGGTCAGCCAAATCTAAAATATTATCATCTAATTGTTTGATGAGTTGTGGCATTTGTTGCTTGATTTGTGCGGCGGATAATCCTTTTTCACGACCTAACAACGTAGCATAGGTTCCCACCGTTTCACCGTATGCCCTCATGTAACTTGCATGGTCGAATGATTGAAGCTCTGCACCGGTCAGCTTTACAAGATATTTCAAAGGATTTCGTTCACCAAACACCTCTGGATAAATATCTGACGACGATAATTGACCGTTAGGACTTACCCCTTTCCAACCGCCTTTAGCTCCATTAACAAAGTTTGACCAGTATTTTTCCTGGTTATTTGTTTTGAACACGATCGTCCTTTGACCTGTGAGTTTCGATAGTGCCATGTCAATAGGAACAGCTGCAATTTTATTGATTTTTTCGGTGATATTCATAGCTTCATTGCCGATGACGTTTCTTAACACAGTTGGAATACTCAACAACTGGTTAGCAGCTTGAATGGACGATATTTTCTGCCCTAATGTAGAAGTATCAAGCCGTTTCAGCGCAAGTTGCAAGTCCTGTGTAGCTTCCACCTTAAAGTTGTCACTCATAAACCCGATTTCATTAGCCCATGCTTTAAACATATAAGCTTCATCTGGAGTTAGACTGTTACGTTTAATAGCAGTTTGAACAACACGGTCCAACTCTTGAATCGTCGGAAGTCCATTTTCTTTGCGAAAGATGTTCACCGATCGGTTGTAAATTTCATTAATCATAGGTTTAACGCCTTGACCATACTCTTTCACCATTTGTTCAGTAAAGTCAGCTAGTTTGACCACGCCTTTCGCCACTTTAGACGCTCCGATGATCGCGTAATCAATAGCCGGGTTACCCTTGGATTGTGCTGCAAATCCAATATTACGTTGGGAAGCTAGACGTTTACGTGCTTTTTCTGCCTTTGCATCCAAGTAATTTACAACTTGATCCCGTGTGCGTTCCTTTGGCTTGATTTCGCCAACTTCTTTTATCGTTACATCTGCCGTTTTATTTTCTTTAGGTAAAAAACTCTTAGCCGCAGCGTTAACCTCTTTCACTTGATTTTGAAACTCTTGGATAACCGTTTGTTCCTCTTTAGTCAACGCTTCCCCATTGGCCTTATTTGTGACGATTTTCATGACTTCATCCGCAAGATTTCGCGTTTTATCGGCAGCTCCAATCTTTTCAGTAGCTGCCGTAATCGGCTTAAGCTGTTCAACTGTTAAATCAACCGAATCGGCAGCGGACCTCCCGCGGTTAACAACCTTATTCGCAAGTAGCGCTGCACCTTCGGCATCTAGCTTGTTCCAACGTGTCAATGCTTGGAGTGCTTGCCCCATAAACCGGTTCTCACGCGCAGTTTTGTTAAGTACAGAAAGGAAAGAATCCATGTCACCTGTTTTTTGATAGTGCTGTAATAACTCTTGGGCAACGAAATTATCGACAGAGCTTATTTTTTTCTTCGCCAGCAGTTCGTTTGTCGCTCCAATGATTCCTTGTTTCTCGATGTGTTTTTGAGCTTTCGCCAAATCTGCAGCATTCGTTGTTCTATTGCCCATCAATGGAGCTTCTGTAAGTAGCTGCACAGCTTGTTGCGTAGTGTTTGGTGATTCCCTGACCGTTTGGGCAAATCCAAGTTCATTCTGGTTTCTTGTCCCGGGCGCCATTGCAGGTTCAGATGCTGAAAATCGACCGGACCCAAGTGGTTCGTTCCGTGATTTCGCGGATATCCTTGGTGACTGTGTAGCTCCACGTCTATATCCTAGTCTAGTTTCTAGTGGTGCAGTTTGACCGGGCTTGGAAACATTGAACCCTTCTGGCTGACGAACGTTTGGCAACTGATCTGGATAAATTCCGTATGTTCGTTTGCTTGCGTCCTGTGAGACTCTTTCAGTAATGTTAGGAGCTTTACCTTCGAGCAATGAAGGAAGATCGTAACCATACTTTTTGGCAGTATCAAAGGCTATCTGTGGAACATCGATAGGTTGATTCGACTGACGAAGTGCGTTAATTGTTTCTTCTACCTCAGGTTTGATCCTCTGCATTACACTGTTTAACACAGTAGTCGGATCTTCAACCTTTAAACGCTGAGGTTCAATATAGTTACCCATCGGCAGAGCGTTTGCTGGAATATCAGCAGCTGGAACAACTGGACTTTCGCCGCGAGGCAAGTTACCGCGTTCCATGGAGTTTGTTACGCGCGTCTCAACGCGAGGGGATGGTAGCGCAAGCATTTCCTCTACCTGTGGTGAAATGTTATCAGGAACAACGGTTCCTCTATTTCTGAACCGCTCTAAGCCGGTATCCAATCCTTTGAATGCAGCACCGCCTGCCGCTCCTAATCCAGCTCCATATAATGCATTCAATCCCGCATTACCAAGATCATTCTGACCCTGTGCGTACTCCGATGCTGCGCCGATTACTGCGCCTGCTAATCCTTCTCTAGCTGCTGCTTGACCAATGCCATTAAGCTTAGGAGCAAAGCGTGTAAGCAGACCTTCTGCAGCGTTTGATGCCTGTGTTCCGGAACCAAGTTGAGCGCCCGGAACGAAGAAAGGTGCTGCGGCCTGACCGATGAACTTGGATACGCCTGTAGATCTTTCTTGACCAGAACGCTGCAAGAAAGCTTCCCTAGCTGTGGGACCAAATGGATCTCCAATGTAAGGAGCGTCCGGTTGAGAGTATTCGGCTGTCGCTTGAGATAATGGATTGTTTTGAAATTTACCTGGCAGTCCAAGTAACATAGGGGAGTTTTCTACTCCTTGCTTGATCGGTTCTAGAACATAATCCCTTAAACCACGTGTAAAACTGTTAGATTCAAGGAAATCATTCTTAGGTGCTTGACCTTCTCCCTCTGCAATCCTCTGTTTTCCTAAATCGTCCCTGTTCATTCTGTTCGCCGTGTCTACTGACTGAATCAGGTTTTGGTAATCCATTGTATTTTGATATCTAACATCCTCTTGATTCATGCGGTTAGCCGAGTCAATGGACTGCGCTGTATTACGCAATTGGTCTAATTTGGTCATAGGTCTAGATGTTGTATCAGGAGTGTCACTATTCATTTTTCTTAGATTGTCTAACCGGCTCATACGATCACTCCTTGAATTTGCTATTTATCGCCTTAAGCATGTTTGATAGTGTCGTCTCGTCAACTCCATCTTGGCGGTACGACTGAATAAGTGAATACCCTTCGTCAGCACTAGAGATTCGAGGCAAATCCTGCAAGAACTCACTGTATGACGACTGACTCAATTGTTTTGAACCGGATTTTCCTAGAGCCTGTTGCTTCTCAAATTCAAACTTATCTCTGTTCAATCCAAGATTAGCAGCTGCATTGGAAGCTGACTGCGCTTGCCCTGCGGCAGATAATCCAATGCGTTGTTGTTCAAACCTATTCTGAATCGCTTGCTGTCTAGCTACTTGTGTTTGTGTACCTCTCGGAAGTCCGTATAAGTCTGCCAATGTATCAGGAATTTTTCCGGTTTGTTCAGCTACAGTCCAAAGGTTTTGAAGCTGTTGCTGCTGGGCAGCGTTCGTCGGTGTACCATCAGGCATTTTCCCGGTTAGTTGACCCATTACTTGGGCGCTACTTAAATCTTGTGCTTGACCCTGTAAGGTTCTTGTCGCAGGACTAAACGCATAATCCCCCGTCTGATCGTTGTAAATCGCGCCGATCGATTGGCCTAGGCGCAAATTTTCATCATGAAGTCGCTGTTGTTCTTCCGGAGATGCGTTATACCAGGCAGCGCTATTCTCTGCCATCTTCCGTCGTACGTCCCCGCTATTGTCGTAATATCCTGTGTAGTTAGCATCCTGCGCTTGTTGTGCTCTCGATTCTTGTTTCGTTGCAAGACCTTGATTAAATTCTTGACCTTGTTTTTGCAAACCATATGTTTTATCCCACTGCTGATTCTGCGTTTCAAACTGCTGCTGGTTGCCAAGCAACCCTATTAACCTGCCTTGGTTTGCAAGATTATCCTGGTATCGCTGGTACGCTTGGTTACCGAGGTCAGCCACTTTCATGCCATACTGTAGATTTGCATTCTGTTGAGCTGCTGCAACTTCTCCGGCGGTCATGGAGCTATTTAACAGGCCGCTACTGTTCATATCCTCCATAGCATTACGTGATGCCTCTTTACCAAGGTTATCGTAATATGCCTTGTATGCTTGTGCTGTTTGATCTTTGGCAGGATCGTAAGCGTAAGGAGTTGCAATCTGCTGCTTATACGAATCTAGTGCGTCAGTATACGCTTGACTAGCCTTAGATGCAGCTGTTGGAATCTGTACGCCTGACATGACCGTATTCACCTTGCCTAACCAACTCTGAGCATCATTGTATTTAGCCATGTCTCCAGCAGCTTTATATATGTTCGCTTGATTAGTAGCTCGAGCAATTTCCTGTTGGCCAACTGTCGGATTAGCTTGGAAGTATTTAAACTGATCTGTTGCGCCCCAGTCTTGGTAGTTAGATGATGGCATTGTAGCCGCCGTACTTGATGCTGTAGGTATGCTCGCACCAGAAGTCGATCCGTTAGCTTTAGGAGCCAACATTCCTGGATATGGAGCCGGTGTTGTTGAACTCTTTGCTGGAGTTTGATCGGTATATCCTGCGATCATATATGGTCGCGCAGGTTGACCAAGAGACTTAGGAATAGTTGCCATGGTATGCCTCCTTTTCAAAATAAAAAGAGCCGCCGCAGCGACTCATTTCTGTTTTGATATTTCCTGTAATTTATTATAGATATCATTTAATTCTGTGGTCATTTCATCAATTTTTTTCTTAGCTCCATAATAATCGTCATCTTTTGGCTTACCGTTATCAATTTCATAAGGCAAGATGATCGTATCATTTATTTTTTTTCTTTCTTCGAAAATTTCTCTTGATTTTTCGCCTAGTTCCTTAATTTTATCTTGTTTATCTGTTGATGGAGTATTAACAATAACTCCGGTTGCAGTGTCATAATCAACTTTTAAACCAAGCACATTACCGATGTCACGCACCGGAAGGTAAGAAGTACCATCTATGGTGATCGCTTGAGAATTTAGTTTATTCCCATTTACAGTAACATCTACCACGCCATCTACGACTTTTCCAATCATATTGATTACCTCCGCATGTGCGCCTACCGAAAACGATAAGGCAAATCCAAATAATGCACCAATAATATATTTTCTCATAATACCATTCCTTTTCCATTTTAACCCATTATATCACATCATAGCTCTGCTCTAAAGCTTATTCCATCCAAACTTACGGCAGAATTTGCGCCATTGTCGATAAAGCAGTTTCCGTTTGACATTATCAGGAGCCTTCCAAGAACAGGAGTTCCTCCACTGAAAGTTAGTAGTCCTCGCATTTGTGTTTCCGATGGTCGATAACCTGCTGGAAGGGTGAATGCTGCAACTGACCCACTAATCGTTCCATTGGCGACATCTCCCTTTAGGTGAACTATGCTTAAGTCATCTTTGTAATATGCTGTCGTTGCATATCCTCCGCCTAAATTCGACCATCCGCTAGCAAGTGTTATAGACGTCCATGCAGGAATTGTCTTGCTTGCAAATCCTTGTGCAACAAAAGCTGTCGTTGCGATCTGAGTTGAGTTCGTCCCCGTTGGTGCTGTTGGTGCTGTTGGTGTTCCGATAAATGCCGGGGAATCGACGGGGGCCCTTGATGTATCTGTAGGGTGTCTGTGATCAGAATAAGCATACTTTCCGGATGAACCGATTGCGCCTGTTCCGTCCATCAACGGAGTTGTTGTTGGATTCGGGTGGTTAGTTACATTACTCCAATCAACTGAATCAGCAGAACTTGAAGAATCAGACGAGTCGGCGTGACCGGCATATTGCACTTTACCTGTAGCTGTACTAGTACCAAGGTCAATGGACCCTTGAAGATATAAAGTTTTCCCAATCGTACCGATTCTCATGCTTGAAGATCCTGTACCAGGACGAATAGTGTAACTATCAATATTATCGTAAAAAACGAGTAGCTCCGAATCATTGTGATACAACTTTAAATCAGCTATACCAGTTCCTGCGACTGTACCGATGTCAAAATATAATCCAGTCTTCGCACCACTTGATGTATAACCAGCAAATTTACCACCAGTAAATTCAAGTCTATCTGTATTATCTGGTCCACTCCTTAATGTACCACCTTGAATAATCCCAGCCCCCGAATCCGAGTAAAGCTTATCCGTGGTGATCGTGAATCCTCCTATATGCCCTGCCAATGCCTCTATTATACCTTTGATATTGGCATTCTGAGCTACCATCAGCCCACTTTTAGTGACGTAAAATGTCGGTGTTCCTGTGATTAAATCACCAGCCCAAAAGCGAATGTCATCTGCTGCACTATCGACCGTAGACATTCCCACTTTTCCGTCCTCTGAAGCAAGCTGCCCGGGTGTGACGATCCACCCACCGGCCTCTAACATGTTTGCAGTATCAATCCCGTTATCAGTCATATATAAAAGCTGCTTTTGAAACCTTGCTAGAGCATCGATTACATCTTTTAACGTTGCATCATTACTAATGATACCAATTTGCGGTACCGGCATTTGCTCACCTACTTTATCGGCATTTCTCGCATTTGACGATTAAACTCGTAAAGTTTGAATGGTCCGAAACCATCCAATTTGACACGGACGAAATTGCTCAACGCCACTGTTGCTAATGGAATAATAATTCTGGCGTTCTGTATGCCATTCTGCGGCGTTATAGATTTCACTAGATACCATTGAGTATCATCGTTGGCAGAACGGTTTAAAGAGACATTTAACGAGCTTCCTGGAGGCAAATCAACAATCAGATACATGTTGTACCAATTTGTTCGTCTAGCTAATGTTTCAGCGCCATATGGAGGAGATATCCATGCCCAATGTGTTGCAGTTCCATTGTCTGTACTGCCCGTGCCCATCATGAATACATTTCCGTTGGTATCGCCTGAGAACCAAGCTGAATACCCTTGCTTGATAAATTGAGTTACAGGGATGTTGTCCCATACATACCACGCCCCCTGCTGTGTGTCGTATTCAAGAATCAAATTACACTCCGTTGCCGTGCCGTAAGGGATCCCAAAATAAACGTTTCTCCCATTGGTTCCTGCAACGCATTTATCCGTAGCATTGGGATTGATTCCTGATATATAGTTCTGTACGGGCTTGGAAAACTCAAAATCAGGCCGTGAACCGCCGTTGTACTGATAAATTCGATTGGAAATAAAATAGAGCACCCCAGCGGCATTGATGATTGCCTTGTTTGAGAATGCTCCAATATCATTGGCGACCTCTATTAACCTGTAATTGTTTGGTCCCGTTCCGAAAAGCTCATGGATGGATGATTTCTTAAACACCGTAAGATGCTGATTGCCTCCACGCAATCCGATGATGCTTTGACCGTTGTTTGTTTCCAGGACGATTTGCCCTGCGTCCTTCGGAGTACTCCAATCATCAGCCTTCGATAAAGCCGAGTAACTGATTGTATTTCCTGTGGCCATATAGAGCCTGTTGTCATGCTGTTCTACAAAGTTTCCAGTTGTTGGAGCTCCAGCTAAAACTTGCACTGTCGTTCCGTCATAACGCCTCGGTGCATCGACTCCGTTTGCCATGATGAGGTTAATTGCGCTCAGGTTCCCTTTAAAATTAGCAAATGAGCAATCTGCCGAAGTGCTTAGTCCTGTTGCAACTGAGGACCAAGCTATGCCTGTCCACTTCGACCATACTCCATTAGCTATAGCATGCAGCTCCGTTTCTTGCCACTTTAAGAGCCCCGTAACACGTCCGCCAAGGTTTGATCCTAACAAACTATGACCAGGTTTCAAAGATAGCGCAGGGTAACTCTGAGAGCTTATATTCCTTATGTCCTGTGCAAATCCTTCAGGGGTTGAAAACCCACTATCTTCACTGTTGTATACACCTTTAAATTGCCTTATCGTTTGAGGAGGTAGAATACCCCTGATTTCCTTCCAATAGGCCATAATCCACCTCCATCACGGGTACGATGACCATACATTATTGACTACTTTGTTGTTAGTTCCAAGATAACGCGTGCCTGTTCCGCCATAATAATCAAAGGGGAACGCCGCATTGACTACTTGGATACAATCCCGAATAATGATGGTCGTATTGAAGTTGAAGATAAATCCGGTTACAGCATTGCCTGCATCATCCGTTAATGTCAAAGTCCCATCCTTCTCAAAGCGACATGAATCAAATTCAAAATTGAAATCAATACAGTTAGCAAGCCCAGTAAATGCATTAACAAATCGACAATCTGCAAATTTCTTAGCAAAGCCACCCTCAAACCGCAATACTTCCGTTTGCCCTGTTCCTGTTTTACCTAAAAACTTGCAGCCAATAAATTTTTCAACCTGACTTAAGTAAAAATAGACTGCTTTTCCAATGAAGACGCAATCCGTGAAGTTCTGGACGAGAACGCTTTTCATCGTCCAACGTCCTGTATTTGATTTGAATTCGCAGTTGTAGAAGTAAGTCAGCGAGTCAATGAATGATTCGCAATCCGCAGCTAAATCGAATATACAGTTATTGAACTGAAAGAAATCCGGTGCATTTGTGATGGAATAGGTGCCAACAGGACCGGATGTGCCGGCATAGCTACCTTGATTATCAAAAAATTTACCGCTTTTTACCGTAACCGATTTAGCTCCACCATGAACAAAAATACCTACATCATATCTTTCAATTGTCACATCTTCTATATCTAGTTTCATATCGTAAGCAGCTTCTACGTGTACACCGCGGTCGTAGCCTTCCATATAGCAATTCTCGATATACCCATTACCTGCACCGAACTCGAATGTTACCGCAATCCTAGAAAGTCTAGGACGGTCAGACGGGTAACCGATCATGCGACAATTGGACGCTGTAGCAATTGCATACTTATCCTGAGCAAATGCGAAATAAACGGAATCACCAAATGAGTCGTATCCGTCCGTTGTGTACCAGTGGCCCCCAACCTTTTCAAAATGACAACTATTAACGATTGCTTTACGATAATTCTTAATCCTTAGTCCGTATCCGTACAGGTTATCAAACTGGCAATCATTGACGTAAGCGTAGGTTGCTTTGATATCAAGGCCGATGATGGTTTTCAGACTATTGAAGTCAGTAACCGTCCATTGCTCAGGCACACCAATACCGTTAAACTTGACTCCTTCTACTCTTACGTTCACATTAACAGGTGTATCCGATACAGAGAGAAAATTGAACATAGCTACATAATTTCCTGAGAAAGTACTGGGTGTAAATCTTAATTCAGGGTATCCATCACCCATTACAACCAGGCTCATTCCGTCCGTAAGTGTAGCGTTAATAAATCCGGTGACTTTGTAATAAGTACTTGTCCGGGGTATCACGACAACGCCGCCACCGTTTGCAATGCAATCATTTACAGCTGCCTGTATAGCGCTTGTATCATCGTTTATGCCGTTACCTAATGCACCATATCCTTGGACATTGTAAACGTAAGGGACCCTTTTAAGATTTGCGTTTGCAGCTGCGATTAGTTTCGCCAAATCCGGTCCCATAATTTCCATCACATTCATGTCATCACCATCTTTCGTTTACCACTAAATTTCGATCTGTTAAGCTCATGAGATAGTTTTTTGCATCTCTTAGCAAAGAATCATATTCCATCTGCATATTGTTGACCATGTCAACATCACGAAGAGTCGACGCAACCCACTGAGCACATCCATATACTAATAGTTCGTGGTAATCTTCAGGTAAGTCCGAAATATCAGAAGTATTGCTTGCGACCAAGTCATGGTAACGAGGCTTGTAATAAATCAGTAAATCTAATTCAGTAGTTGGGTTTGGTCTAAGGTATAAACTTCCTGTCATGATAGTCCAAAAAGTAGATGGCGCTACATCATCTTGATTATCGGACTTATCATACGCCTCGTTATTAACTAATACAGTCGATATGCGATCCTCCGGGCAATCTATAGGTAAATCGTAGAACGGAGATGCAGGTGTTGTTTTGATATAATATAACTTATCTGGTAATTGAAGCTCACGGTAAATTCTTCGCTGCAACTGGTTAATCTTCAACACTAACTGTTCATCTGTTATATCTGCACTAGGAGGTACCAATAATTTTACTTCGTTTAGTATCTGACCAAGATTCATGTGTCACCTCCGATACCTCTTAATACAAACCAACGATGTTAGTTGCAGTGGTACCAGTTGCGTATACCCGTCTTACAGATAGCGGGTGAACGATACCAACAGAAAGCGCGTTAAAGGTAACTGTACTCCCATCTGCCATATCTGCCTTTACATTACCGGATCCACCAATATAAATGGCTAGCGTTGCCCCACCAGTTAAGTCGGCCGAATCATTTGGTGTTACTACTACGGCTTTGTTACTCCCCACGACACCAATATATCCAGGCGATCGTTTACTCGTCTGCATGATGATCCCCCTTAATGAATTTTCTCATTTCTTCTGTCCCCCACTTATTCCATCCCTGTGGCGCATCATCACGTTGAGCCATCAACTTCATAAGATCAGGACGTTTTAATGAATCAATATCGATGACCTGTTCATTTTGTTGCGGCAATAACTTCTCCAACAGTTCATTCGTCCGCCGTGTTTCATTAAGTATGTCAACCAGCACCTCTAACGGCTCTGAATATCCACCAAATCGTGACATAAATGCCTCCAATAGAAAAAAAGGAGAGGCGTTTGCCCCTCCCTATCTCGTCTTCATAAGTTTGTATTTCAAAAGCATGCTACGCATTTCGTTGTAGTTGGAAGCAAACAACCTTTGCCCTTGCCCCATATCATCTGTGATTGGAACTTCCTCAACGAATGCCATTTTTTCAACCTTATCAGCGATTGCCGGCTGACCACTACTGATTTCCCAAGTTATTTCTTCATCCATATTCTTCACCTACTTCCGAATAACATGGACTGTCCACGTTCCGCTTGCAAGATCAATCGTACCGGCAGTCGGATTAAACAAGCTGATTTTAATCGTATCGGCCGCACTTACGAATGGAAATGCAATAACACCCTGAGTATCATAAGGCGGAAATACTTCAACCCGATCGCCCAAAGCTGCACCTGTAACCGTAATTGCGCTGGATAAAGCACCAGTTACAGTTGCGAGAGACGGAGGGTCGAACGTGATATCTTTGACAAATAGGTCAGTCATAAAATCTGCTGCTGATTTGCCCTTTTTCTTTATCCCGACTCGCTCGGAATGAAGACCCCTTGAATGTCCTGGCATTTTTTAAACCTCCTTAGTTCGAAGCGTTTTGTCCGTAGACCCAAGACCAATGAACAGAACCTTTAGACCACCGGCCAATTGTTTTGAACTTTAATGTTTCGGTGTCGAAATCCGTAATCGAACCATTTTCCGGTTTGCGTCTCCAGAACCATTTATGATATTGCTTCATCATCGATGAATCAGCGGCAAACCACACAAATTTATTCTTAAGGAACGGGTTCACGATGACATTGATTTCGCCCTCATACACGTTGATGTTGTTGTCTGCAGATCCAGGTTCAAATCCTTCGCCTTTGCCTGGAATACCGGCAATTTGTAATGCCCGACGACGGTTATACGGATGCACAATCAATGTGTCGGGTGTGCGACCCATCAAGTTACCTTGATCATCAACCCACCCTTGCATAGCTACCGTAGTATCATCCCATGCGTCGATGGAAAGAGATGCTGTGCCAAGGTTAGATTGCGTGTCCACAGTATCCGTAGGGCTATAAGGGTGGTCTGAAGCGCATAATGCCTTACCATCCGGCAATGTAGCATTATACGTACGTCCACGGAAGTCAACAGCCGTTGTCGTCAGGTTAAAATTGTTAAAGTCTTCAACAGCCTGGTACTGCTGCGTTTTGTAAGTAGCGTCGGCCATGCTCGTAATGCGGTCTTTAATGGCCGTTAGCTTCAAGTCATCCACGAAATCACGGTCAATTTGGCGACCTAAAGAGTACTTCGTGTGCTTGAAGTATTTTTGCCAAAGCTCATTGACGTCAGCGTAGAACACTTGATTCGAAGAACGTCCCCATTCTTCCATTAAGCCTTCGCCGCCGATCCCTTCGATGCTCTCTGTGTCCTTCATAGAATTTTCAACACCATACATCATCGGGATGAAATCCTTCTTATCCTTCATTTCCAGCGCGTACAGCTCGCGGAATACGTTTTCGAGTACGTTTTGGTTCCATTGCAATTTTCCGTTCATGGTTTATCCCCCTTTTAGCTCAATTGACGGTTTTTAACTTTCAACCGGCATGTTGTTTTATTTGTATTTACTTCAAGGATTGAAAACGATCCACTCGTTACATCAGAAGCCAATACTGTCAATCCGTCAGCGGATACGTCAACCGTATTCGCTCCAGCAAGGAACGTTGCATCCGGAGTTCCGGTGTAAGCAGACTCGAATACATCTCCTTCACGCGCCTGAATCACATCAAGGTATTGATTAGTACCGGCTGCAAGTGTTTGATTCGCAAACCCAGCAACCGCAACACCATTTGTTGCCTTCGTCCATTTACCAGAAGCAAGTTTTAACGCTTCACCAAAGGTAAAAGCTTCGGAATCTGTTGCAAGAATAGTCGTTATGCGCGTAACTGGTGCACCGTATTCGTTATATAGCCATTTGAAAGCCATAGTTTTTCCCTCACTTTTTTACGTATTTTTTTGCAGAATTAGGGTTAAGCCCAAACAACGAAAAAGCCGTAGCCAGCTCAACAGGAACATCCTCTTCAGTTGCTCCTGATGCGTCTGTAACGACTTGTGCACGGCTGCCTAACCGCTGCTCTTTGATAAGTTTTTGCTCCACTTGTTTCCTCGTTTGGGAATTCAGCTTATCCATGTGGGACAATTTAAAAGCATGTAACGGCTTATATCCCATTTGGATCATGGCTTGCATTTCCTCGGTGTACCAATCTGGATTTTTTCCCTCGGTAAACAGTTGAGATGTTTCCCTGGTTTCCGGAAATGCATCATAAAGCTGCGCCCAATCATTCATTGCCTGTTGCTGTACTGTTTCTTGTTGTCTTACTTGCTCAATTTGTTGCTTTTCCTCGATGGCTCGACGAGCTTGCTGCATCAACGGATGATTATCGATGAATTTCTCTGCTCGAGTCCGATCAATCCCGGCAATCTCAAGCTCATTCAACAAATCGTTGCGCTGAGCCTCGTATTCGTCTTCTCTTGCCTTTTTCTGCTGTGCCTCGATCTTGTCCAAGTTCGCAATGAAATCTTCGTGAGAATCGAATCCTTGGAGTTTGGCAGCTCTATCAAGGGCTCTCTGATACTCCGAATTACGCTCGCGTACTTTTTCAAGAGCGAGTCCCTTTTGCAGCAATTCAGGAACCTGCGCTTCATCGATCTCAACGTCTTCCTTGTTAAACTTGACGCTGATTTTCTTAGTTTCCGACGACGTTTCTTCCTCTATGGCAGGAGGGTTATCGCCTTGCTCGGTAGGATTTTCTTCTTGCTTATTAGGTGTAGGTATGCCAAACGCTTCAAAAGCGTCTTGTAAGGCATTGTCTTGCGTTTGGTGACTTTCCACGGTTTGGCTGCCGGATTGAGTCGTTTCTTCCATGGGTAACACTCCTTAATATCAAATAGCCCTATGGCTGGGGCAGAGGTAATCTATATAAAAGGGCCTACGCTGCTCTGCGTAAGCCCTACTGTCCTTGCTTATTCATCACGGACGCACCTTGAAGGAACGTCTTAGTCTCCTCATTCGCCATCTTCCTCCGGTCCATCATTTGTTGATGCGCTGTGTTTTGGGCTTCCTTCTGCTGATCGAATTGCATCCGCTGTGCCTCGTTATACTGTTTGAGCATTTCCGCTTGCCCTTGAGCGTTATCGTTTTGAATCGTCTGCATATGACCTTGCATCTGATTCATCTGTTGCATCATTGCGTCCATTTGTTGCTGGAGTTGTTGATTCTGCTGGATGAGTTGCTGCATTTGAGCTTTAATTTGTTCCTCTTTCTGCATTCGTGCCTCTATAACGCTCATTGGCTCCATACGTCCGTTCTCAATCGTATATTGCACCGCTTGAGCATCAACGAGAGGCATCTGTGTCATCGGGTCAACCATTTTGAAGAGATTAAATACCGTTTGAATCGCGTATTCTCGATCTTTCGGCCGCTCTACGCTTATATTGACGGAGATGTCAAACTGCGGTACATACTCTTCAAGAACCTGATTGTCCTCATAATCGGTTGGCGCCATATTTACCAACTTATCACGGCTCATGCCGACGTCCTTACCAATTATGCGGCCGATACGTTCAACAGTATAAAACTGCGCCATGAGTTCGATATACTGCATAAACACTTCTTCCAGCGCGTCCTGGATTATATCGGCAGGAAGTGACAAACGGCCGCTTGAGGCGTTAATAAGCGCTTGTGCTTGTGCGCCGCTTGTGATGTTCGGATTAGCTGCACCGTTAGAGCTATCAAATTGCCCCGGGATCTTCTGCAACATCTCCTTGTAATATCCCATCATGTTGAAGACGGTTTGAGAAACGTTTACACCTTGGAGTTCTTTGAATCCGTTTATATCCGCAATCGGCAGCATGGCGCCAGGAGTAGACCTCTGCATCTTCCACTTTTCAGGCTTCGTAATTGCATTTTCATCATACACAATGCCGCCATTACCTTGCTTCGCCATCGTCTCGACAGCAATCTCAGCGAACTTGTTAAGCATGATCTGAGGCGACATCATATCCCGCATGTACCCTTTACCCCAAATACTATCTTCTTCAGGGAATAAAGTACGTGCTACAAAAGGATACTGCCCATGGTCGTAAATGTAGCTCTTGTGCTCTAGGAACACGCCGTTTGTGGTGATATAAACGCAATGTATGCCCTTCATCGTCCCTTTGGCCTTTGCTAGACATTCAGATGGGTCTTTCCCTTCTTGAAGCTTTTCAACTGCCATTTCTTTGAACAGTTGCTTGTCTTCCTTGGTCATCATCTTCGGCTTGCCGCGATACCAGTATTCAATCAGTCCGGCCGTTTTCATCTCCGCGCCATTCATAACCGATCGATCCGTATTAAACCCTTGGAGGCTGACATCATCGCGCCAGAAGATGTTTGAATCCTCGCTTGCATTGTCTTCCTTAACCTTGTCACCTTGTCCCGGCCATCGATCTTTAAAATACTCAAGAGGCTGCTGTGTCTTGATGATGTGCGCCGCGCCATTTTGGAGGTAAATAAAGTCTCGTATGCGCGGATCCGGGAAAAAGCTTCCAAGATCAACCGGTATGATATCGTTATTACCGTTATACTTGTTCTGTCCAAATCCACCCTCGACTGTCGGGTCATAGATTGTCTTATAGATCAGTGGGCCATGTATAACCATACGTCTAACTGCTCGTATATGCTTTTGATGGAACTTGATTTTCCTGATTTCATATGGCATAAACTCATTCAGTTCCTGTGCCTTTTGTTCATCATGCGGCTCCTGCGCTTGGAAATCAGGCTGCGGTACCCAGCCGGTCAATTTAGATACAATGGACTCTACTTGGCTCCATACAATGTTATCCACGCTATTCGGCCGAAGCTTACTGACCTCTTCTGGACGTAGTCCATACCAATGATTTCCCATGTAGAACCTTTGTTCTTGCCTCCAAGTTCCCTCTATTTTCTGCCTGGATGACTTGAAGTACTGGAAATCCATTTGTACAACGTTCACAAGATTATGCTGCTCAGGCGTATTTATCGCTTGCTCGCCTTTACCATTATCGCCGGTGAATATGCCTACTACCTTGTTAAGCAACGTCATCGTGTCGCCTCCTCAACTAAAAAAGACACATCAATGTGTGTCGTCATCAATCTCAATCATTGGATCATCATGCCAGCTCTGCGGATTTCGCATTGGCTTTTCTTCCCTCGATTCCGGGCGCGATAGTTGCGTGTACTCTCGATAATCCTTAGCCATCAGCTTACTGCTGAGTTCGTTTATTGTGTCCTGCAGCTTTCGTTTCTCTAGGTGGGAAAATAGCTTATCGACCACGTACAGCGCCAGGATAGCAGTGATTATTAACATTGCGGCGGTTTCGTCCATCATTTCACCTCACCAAAATGAACTATGCGTTGTCTCTTCTTCGTCATCAGCATCAAAGTCCGAATGCCGTTCACCTGTAGGTACTGCGCTCCACGGATCGGAACTTGATACGATGTTATGCACGATTTCACCGGCCATTGATACCGTATCTACTTGGTCATCATTTTTAACTCTCGGGAAGCTCAGCAGCTCGTCCTCGAAGTCCGTTAACCATGGCGCTCCCTCTCGATGCCAAACTTTTCCCACCTCATACCGCGCTGCGATTGGTAGCGAACGGGTCACCTTATCCTTGTCCACTTTCACCGCTCGGACGGTCATACCCTCGCGTTTGCATTCTTGTATAAGGTTAGTCCCGAACGTTTTATCCTCGATTGCTTGGAATCGCGGACGGTACCGATGCAACTGCTGCTTCATCAATGGCTTTTGATCTGGTCCCGTTATGTGTGTTCGATAAACGTCATAGAGCAATATGTCCTTGTCAGGCGTTACATAGAACGTAGAAACAACAAAATAATCGTTGATCGTCTTTTCACTGTTAGCTGTGTCCACTGTTTGAAATACCCAACACTCAAGTTTCTGATATCTTTTATCTCCAACAATGAAGTATTGCTGATTGTAAATGGTCTCTTCACGAAAATAGCGGAAGTATTCACGCTTGAAGATCGTTCCGCCGGCCGCGCTAGGGCGCTGCTGGTACAACGCATTAAATACGTATGAGCCTACATCTGATTTGATCTGTCCCATTCGTTCCACATCAAAACCAAACTCAGGCCATAGTGCCTCGCCGTTAGATCTGCCTAATATATCGTTATCCTCAGCAAGAGCAGGGAAGTTGATGACAGTCCATTTCTCGCCCTTGTGCGTACCTTGCTCGATCTCTTCTTTTTCCTTCTTCAGAAGTCGTCCAACAAGGTCATCTTCATGCCACCTGGTCATAACTACAATAATCCGACCATCTGGAGTCAAGCGAGTATACAATGTCGATGTGTACCAATCCCATATTTTCTGACGCATTACTTCTGAATTGGCTTCCTCGGCATTTTTAACAGGGTCATCGATAATCGCTATTCTCGCGCCTTTACCTGTGATAGGACCGCCTACACCAGCTGCATTCAATCCGCCGCGGTAACCCGCTAGCCCCCAAGCTTCTGATGCTTGCCTTTTGGGATCGATCTTCACGTCAAACACATTCTGATTCGATTCCAATGTTTGCTTGGCAATAAGAGAAAAGCCCCGGCTCAGGTCGATTGAGTATGAGCTTATTATCATTTCGTCTCCGGGATTTCTCCCTAAGTGCCAAGCCGGGAACTTCTTAGATACTCTCTCGCTCTTCCCATGTCTCGGTGGCATCGTTATAATAACGCGCCTTAGTTTTCCCTCAGACACTTTCTGTAACGTAGCATCCAGGACATCCAAGTGCTTACCGTCAGCATCACGTCCGCCGCTGTCATAATCCATGAAAAAGCTAAAATCATGCTTTGCAAGTATCTCCCATTGTCTCTCAAGAGGAACTTGCAGTTTGACGTTTGTAGAGTTGACGGAGGATCTCTGCTGTTTCCGGATCGGTCGTAATTTGTTGTTCGATACGGTACTCATGTGTTTGCTTCACCTCGCCATTTACACCCACATTCTCCGTGTTCTCGCCCATCATCAAAGCACGCTTATCATAAATCGTTCCGATGAACGTTGATATCTGACCTAGCGGAATTGTTGATAAGTTGTTAATTGCATTTTGCAACTCTTGTTTTTGTTTGAAATCCAACTCCGATTCACCAATCTTATCGTAAATTGCATCGAGCTTCTCAGATGCCTCGAGAGCCAACTCAATTCGCTTATCTGCCAATCCCAACGCTTTATCCATACTATTCCAAAGCCGGTCTACAAACTGCATTCTTTTCTGTTCTCGAAAACTCTCAATTTTGTCCGGTTCTTCCTTCGAAATACTGTCTACTGTCGCCCAAGAAACTTTACACTTCTTAGCCACATCGTTTTTTGCTGCTCCTGTGGCAAGAAGCGCTTTGATCTGTTCACGCTTCTCGTCGCTTAATGCCATACCCTCACCTCATTCTCTTAAGAATCGATTAAAATCATCTTTCATCCACGTCGGTATCTCGTGCGAATATTCGTGTAAAACTTTTGTTTTCTCTCCCCAACCTAGATGAACAATGATGACATTGCGATTATAGCCTTTCACGTACACCGTTGTTTCATGTTGCTCAATCTTTAATATCGTTGTCTCTAAGTCGATCAAATCCCGTTCTATTGGACTTTGAACAAAGGGATGTGACTTGAATGTAATTACGGTTCCTTGATAGCTTATTTCCGGATCATAGACCACCATCCCACCACCTCGCCAAATAATGTCTATATGCTGCAACTAAGATGATGCAGCTGATTATGCTGATGATCATTCTCTCTCCCTATACACCCAATCATAAACTTTCAACCAAACCGTGATACATACAGCCATGATGCAGAGGTTATCTATTTTGATTTGCCATATGTCCAACTTCACATCATCTATCTTCTCACTGGTTGAATTACAACGATCCCCATAATATCATTCAGCGCCCTTGTTACGGCGTTTATTTCCATCTTCATCTCTACTCCAACAGACTGAAGCTGCGCCAATGTATTCAAGTAGTTTTGAAAGTGGTAAATCTTATCGTTCTCTGATAGTTCAATAAATGTCCGTGGTGCCTCATATCTGTTTAGACTCGCACTATATTCCATCTTCATCATCCTCCTCATTTTAGATAAAGCAAAAAGAAGCGGTGTCGCTACTTTCACCAACCAACAGGCCGGTCATGCAACGAAGCGCTTCTCATTTGGGTTAGCCGGAGTACTCCCTAACGTTTCCCATGGTATAAATATACCAGTTTTCATGCTGTATTTGTGAGCAAAAATGATGCATAAATGCTGTATTTACGCGGGTTCTTTTGACTCTTCAAACTTCCAATTAGAATCAAACATGTGCTCCAATGGCGTGATTTCTAATATCTCTTCACTAAATGGCTCCAATGCAATCGCCAACTTGCTCAATGCCTCTTTGTGCCATCTTCCGATTGTCGTACGGTCCTTGTGCAGCAGGTTAGATATTTCGCTTAATGTAAGCCTGTTTCTCTCCAGGTACTTCCGCATGATTACCGTACGCTGGTCGTCGTCTAAGCAGTAGTCAACTGCTCCCTTAATGATGTTCACGATGCGGTTATAACGTGTCTTGTCCCACATCCCAGGGTTCCTCATACGCTCGGATATAACAAGCGGCAGCCGATCGTTTTCAACTGGTCCACAGTTCATTGCTGCGTATTCGTAGCTTCTGTAGTATTTCAGTATTTCGGTTAATTGGTTATGGTTCATTTCGTCTCACCTCATTATCATCTGTACATTCACACCATGACATTCCGCAGACAGGACATAACCAAGTTTCTTCTTGTTCTTCTTCGTCATCATCTATTTTAAAAAACAATTTATATGGCATACCAACTACATAAGCAAAGTTATCTGGATTGATTCTTGGATTTTTATGTCCCAACCATTCTATGTGGTCATTCATTTGGTTTCACCTCCGGTTCATCGTTTTCCTGAATTTCAGATGCAATGCGATAATCCTAATTAAGCAAATGATTGATACCACGCACGCCAAACCAGATATAGTAAAACAAGTATATGCTACCTGATTCACCTGTCTCACTCCTCTTATGATCTACTCCTTACCCGTTGCAACTTCACCCTTCGCCCACTGCGCAAAACTTTTAAGCGTAATGGTACCTTCCTTGCCAGTATATGGCCCCTTCACTTGTACGAACCTAACACCAGTTTCCAAAACCGTATTTTTTCCATCCAAATGATGAACAGTCAGACCCATCTCGAGAACTCTGCATCTTGTTTCAAATCTTCCGCCACTTCCGCTAAAATATGTTTTCCCTACTTCAATGTTTTGTGATTTCACTTTGTTCATCCCCTATAATAAAGAGTCAGACCTTATGCGGCCTCCGCTACGCTAAGTATTTCGGTCGATGTCGATGGCCTTCGGCCTATTGCATCAGTTTCTCGTAACACGACTTAATTACCTTCGCGTCCCATAGGGCGTTATGTTTAGGACCTGTTCGTCCGAGTGCATGCTCCGCTAATTCTTCACGTGTTATATCCGGGTCTATACCCTTTAACTTCATCAGTGTACAAATATCGAAAGGTATATAATAAACGTTTTTTGGTATGCGGAACGCATGTCCGAATATCTGGCAAAATAAGACCCAGTCATATGACAAACAATCTGACCACATTTCTACCTCATCAAATTGCGATAACCACTCTTCTAGCCTATTTTTAATTATATCTCTGTTGTCCTTGTATATGGATTCTTTGTCCGTCACTTTGTAATAATGTTCCCTATCTGGATGAACAATCAAATTATTAATTACATTCGTTTGCAGCCACTCATCTATCTGACTTTTATCATAATCTGTAAACTCTGCATAAAACGACTTCCCATCCTCGCTCACAAGTCCAATGCTAATAAGTGTTGTGTTTTGGTGTAACCCTGTAAATTCAGTATCAAAGAATACTTTCATCCCATACCCTCCCTAAAAGAACAGCCCCGCTATGGAGTAACGAGGCTGTGGTTCGATTTATGCTACGTTCGATTTTACCAATCCGTATTCGCTCGCGAACTGGGCAAGTCTTTCTTCGAGCTGGCTTGTTGTGACTGTTGCTTCCTGCGCCATCGGCTGATTAGGCTGCTGTCCCTGTGATCCCCCGGCTTCGACGGTTGGTATGCTTGGCGGTAAGATGATGGGAAACGATCCACCTACATTCTCAACCGTTTGGGCAACAGGAAGTTGATTGTTTGTAACGTTAGTCTCGCTATCGTTACGAAAGGGACTACCTTGTGTTTCGAGTGATGGCAATTCACTTGCGTGTACTACCGTTTTTGTACCATCTTCAGCTGTTGCTTCATGCCAGTTACCGCCGATTGGAGTAACGTTTACATATTTTTTGGTAATCGAATTAACGAGGTTTTGCATTGTGCTCGTTTCTTCTGGTGTCACATCAATGATTTGCTGGGCTTTTACCTCACCGAACACTTTCGCCTTTTGATAGTCCTCTATTTGGCTGTTCAGGCGTTCGATTTCTTTCGCGTTTTCCTCCAGTTGAGCAGCTGCATTAGCCAGTTTCTTTTGCAGATCTTCGTTCTCGATCTTAACCGATCCCACCTGATCATGAAGTTCTCTGTTTTCCCTGGCAATATTCTCAATTGCTGATTTACCAGTACTGATTATGCCTTGCAGGTTATCGACTTGACTCTTATAGTTCGCAACCTCATTGTTAGCTGTCGCCAACTCATCCTTATGCTTTGCCGTGAGCTCGTCCGTCTTAGCTGCTTCCTCCAGGTAAATACGTTTGCGATCTGCGTGAACAATAGCGTCGATCAATTGAATAAGCTCTGACGGTAATTGAGTAAAGTCGACGCCCGGAACGTTAAACTTGATTTCGTCGGCTTCAACCTTTTCTTGAATCTCCTGCTCACGAATCTGCTGTGCATGCTGCTGTTGGGCCATCTCGTATTCCAACTCACTAATACGGTTAAGAAGAGCATTCACCTTATTTTCATTCACCGGAATCTCCGCTTGATACTCAGCCAATTGGCTTTTTAACAAATCAATTTGATCCTGCATGTTGATTGCCATTTTCACACGCTCCATCATCATATTCTATTAAATTTATTCATATTCGTTCATATAATTTCATTAACACCATTATACCATATATTTACTTAGATTTGTGCAATTTTACACCATATTTACTTTGTTTTTTATGATAATATTTTAGGCCTTTTCGCCCTTTCCTCCATCGCCTTCAACTCCTGCGGCACCCCCTTTCTCGCCTCCATAATCTCGATCCGCTGCTCTAACGTCTGCACCTTGATCATGGCCTCTATGAGCATCCTATCCTTTGTTGCTTGATCGCTGAAAAGGTATTTTACACGTAGTGACTCTGCATCCATTCTCTCACCTCCCTAAAATCGTTTCTAACGCGTTTTTATCATTCGGAATACAATTGGTCTATCTACCTATAAAAACTCAATCAGCAGCCATTTTTGGAGGCCTGAATGGTGTTTCCAAGCCGCCACTGACTTTCATCAATTTCAATCGTGGTGTAAATGGTACATACGCATCTCCTGAGCAGAGTACCGACCAATGAACATAATCTACTTTTTCTAACCATTTAGTCAGATTATTCAGACTACTTTGGTCGTAACATCTCTTCGATTTTTCCTTTCCTCCCTCTAGCCAGTAAACTACCGCAAGTAGTTTCATGCCGGCACCTCCACGAATCGACTTCCTTGCTTCTTGACCAGGATCAGCTTTAAATCAGGAAACTTCGCCTTGAACAATCTCACTTTCAACCTAAACGCCGTTGTCTCTACTCCCTTCACATCGTAGATCGCGGTCCTGCCATCAATGTACTCAACAAGGAAATCAGCGCTGTATTTGATCTTGGGCTTGTCCTGTAGAACAAATGTCGGCTGCGGCTGTATCGATTTAATCTCGCCTCTTTGCTCCATCCGCTTCAACTTCTGGTAGTACTGCCCCTCTGACTTGCTATCGAATTTGATACCTTTTACATCCGTAATGTTGAATTTTTCGAGTTGCTCCACCTCAAATATTGTTAAATCCTCTGTAACGATAACTTGCTTAGCTCCGTATTTATGTTTTTTCTTCAAGCAGTCTTCACCTCTTCCCCATTAACCTCTGTAACCTTGTACTCTAACTCCGGGCACTTTCGGATCCTCTCAAGCTGATACTCGATACACTCTTTATCTACCGGCTCGCAAAAGGTAATGCCGTTTACGTGGATCGTGTACAGTTCCATGGTTACACCTCCAGAGTGGATAGTAGGGCTGCTTTGCATATGGCTTCAGGTGCAGTTAAGTATGAATTCCATCTCTTGTTGTCTATTGGTACCTCACCGAACTTTGCGTAATATCGTTCGAAATGAAACTGCAGCACGAATGAGCAGTCTGTTTTTCCTCTACTCATCTTCTCCACTACTTCCCAAGCGGCTGATATGTCGGTGGAATAATCTGGAACAAAATTAGTGACCCCTTTCGGATCTTTCCATCTGAGCTTGGCTATACTTGTCCACCCCATAACTTTCTCAGCCACCAACTTATCTAACTCCGGCCCCGAATCCATCGCCAAAATCTGCTCCCGCGTTAACATGGCTGCTTCCTCGCTCTCCGCTTTTGTTTATCTCTCTCGCCTAAGAATCCAGCTACTGGTTTGTGATATGGTTGTCCATCGCTTTTCGTAGGCGCTTTTAATTGCCGATATAAGGCCAGTTCATCCTCTTACAAGTAATAGGTCGTCACTGGTGAATTAACAGCCTGAGAATCCGTTATATCGCGTTTGGTGACGATTGTGCGGGTCATGTGCTATGGCATACTTGCGGATCTAATCATTTTTACCCCTCCTTGGCGTTCGTGGTTTACCGCATTCTTATGAAAGGTTGGAGTTTAGATCAAATCCATGTAGGCTTGCTCGATCTGTTCACAGGTGAAGCCTAGCATTTCGCCAAGACCCAAAATAGACATCCATATGCGCATATAATCACCCTCGTTGGGCCTGAACTCAAAATCAGATATTGCTCTAAACACTGTGCTGAAGTGGGATGTGATTTCATCAGTCTTGTATTTATAAACATTTCTGCCGAGTGCGGGAATACTTTCGTTATATCCTTGCGTCAACCCAATCGACAAGATGAAGATCAGGCAGTCAACGTATTCTTCTAGAAGTGGGTTACGTACTTTATGTGATAGAAATCCTTCTAGCGGATCACCTGTTATCGGTTTGTACTTCGTGTCCGCCACACTCGTCCTCGGCTCCCGTTCATTCGACCAATACTTAAACCCGCGCCATTCATTCGCACACTCTCCAAGTTCCACCTGCAGTGCCAGGATAAGATACGGCAACCGGTCCATATCCTGCAGTCCCTTTTCCTTGATGATCTTTTCGTCTAGCTCTCTTTGCATTTCAAAAAGTTTGGATAAGTTCAATCTTTTCGCCTCCATCATTATTTTGATGTTTTCGCTTCGGTATCGTCTTCCCCATCAAGCCAACTCATAATTCTATCTGACATCGACCTCTCACTTTGTCTCCCGTCAAATAGGATTCTCCCATTCCCAAACAGTCCCCGGAATTGAATAGCGAAGCACATACCATCCCTCATGTCCCAATGAGGATCAATGTATTTAATGTGCCTCCCACCTTTAGCAAAACGGTGGTTCTTCACAATTTCCTGCATGATTGAGTCGTACTGTTCTTTGCTTAATTCCTCTCCACATTTAGGTTCATCCACCTCTGTACACCACCTATTCATTTCGCTTCCTCCTCCTTCAACGCTTCGAGAATCGCTATTACCCGCCGTTCCGTGATCTGATATCTTCTTGAATACCATGCAGCAAACTCTTTATCTGTCATGATTGAGAATACTTTCCGCGTTTCCTGTATGCTCTTTACGATTCCGTCAAAGGTTTGAAGGGTCATTGCGGTTCCTCCTAATCTTCAATCCGTGTTAAATTTCCGTTAGCATCCATCTTGAAACGCGGTCCCGGTTCTTCGTCTTCCGCTGACAGAAACGCCATCCTTCTTGCTCGATCCATGATAGATTGGAGTGCGTTGTAGTCCTCTTCAACCTTCCGTAACCGCTCAATTTCCTTATCCTGTTCAGCTATAACTTGCTTCAAAAGCGTTACTTCACAAATAGGGCAATGATAATTACTGTGTTCACAAAGTGTCATTCCGCTTCCTCCTTCAAATGGTCAAGTATCGCTAGTACCCGCCGTTCCGTGATGTGATACCTCCGTGAATACCATGCAGCAAACTCCTGGTCCGTCATGATTGAGAATATTTTCCGCGTTTCCTGTATGCTCTTTACGATTCCGTCAAAGGTTTGAAGTGTCATGGTTGGCCTCCTGGCTATTCGGTTGTTCTTTTGCCGCATTGCCAAGTATAATGACCCGATCTCCTGTTAACCTTCCTGCCACCACAAACCCAACAACCTCAATAACTCCGCTAAGTAAGGTCACGTATTCAAACCCTTGTTTTTGTATTGACTCCGCTAAATGTGACAGCATTTCTTTATCAATCTTCAATGTTTTATATCCAGCATCTTTAATCATTGCGTTAATAGAAATCACTACGAACACCACCTAGTCATTGTTTTTCTTTAACCTTACGAACCTTGATAAGTGTCAGGAATCCGAAGAAGGTATAATCGTACGCGTCTCGAAATTGCAGATAGCATAGATACCTTTCCCTTCCAGCGGATTCAGCTTCGATATACTTTGTAAGTGGTTCACGCCAGAAGTTTGGAAAAGTTATTTCGTAACGGTTCATTATGTCCACCGCCTGTCTTTAATCTCATCCACTGCATCATCCGTGCGATTTGGTATCTTTCGTCCATGTCGGTGTTGGGGTCCGTGGCTATTTCGTAGAGTTGATTCATGCTGCTTCCTCGCCGCTTAGCCCGAGCAAGAGATATATGTTATTTAGATCGTATTTCCGGATCCCCACTTTTTCAGCTATCTTTCTGCGGTCCATCTTTCCGCGGTGGTTAAGAATGAATCTCAAATTTTCTTTGCCAATCAAACGCATAATAATTTTCAATCGCTTGATCCCACGCCTACCCTTGTACGCCCTCCCAGGTCCTCCTGGGTGGCGGATGCAGATTGTATATTCAACATGAATCGCTGTATAGGTGTACGGTTTCTTATCAGTCTTTTGTGCTAAACCGCGTTTGACCAGATACGTCAGCACTTGAAATATATAGCTCTTTGATCTTTTTAGGGCTTGTCCAATCTCGTTTGGTCCCTTACCTCGTTTAAGTTGCTTATATACTTCGGATTCGGTTTCAGTTAATACAGTCATATTCATCGCCCTCCAATGGTTAAATATTCATTTCTTGCTGACGTAATTTCTGTTCTAACCTACGGTAAAACTCAGCATTTCCATGTGAATTGATATCCTTATAATCAAATAGTTGGTTGCATTTAGGGCAATACGGGAGCATCGTTCCCCGGCTGTAGCTCTTCTCTAACCTTTTGAAAATCACTGAGTATGGTTTCTGCTTTAACCATTCTTTTCTTTGCTCGTTTAGTGATTGATGCTGTCGATTTATATATTCGTAATTGGTAGCCAAATGGAGCATTGCCTCAAATGGATCGACAATTACACCACATCCACAAGTAATTTCCCGATTTTCCGTATCGACTGTAAATTTCCTAACCTTGCAGGTGCATTTCTTAGGAACCCTTCGATTAATCCTAAGAACGTCGATGCTGATAATGTTATCTTTGTCATCACTCATTGCTCGTACTCCATTTCAATTTATTTTCCATCCAGCATCTGTGCTCTACGCCTCATGGCTTCACGTTCTTCTGGAGAACGTAACGTTGTCGTTTCGCCATTAACTACCGTTAATTTGGGTTTATCATTTCTCGGCTTGTACCTTGAACCAAAACTCGGCCTATCGTTTTTTGGAGATTGACTTACGTACCAGCTATCCCTAATTGCTCCTTCGTAATATTTCAACGTTGTTACTCCGTGTTTCCATTTTTCTTTTATCACACCGATAATGTGATCCGATGGTATCCCCTCTATAAGCAATCTTGTTAATATCGGTCCATTTGAATACGGCATCTCCATGACATCATGGATTTCTGCGAATGCCTTTGATACTTTTTTGAAATCATCCTCATTCAGGTTCATTTCGCCAGTAGAGTGTATATTATTTATTTCTTTATTATCTTTATTACTTTGTTCTTTTGTGGTTAGCTGATGGTTAGCTGATGGTTGGATGCTGGTTAGCAGGTGGTTAGTGTCATGGTTATAATTTCCCGCTATCTCTTGGTACGCCTGCATTATTTGCTGGTTATCGTCATGGGAAAAATAGCTAACATAACTTTTAGTAAGTAACTTATTGTGCGATTCGTCTTTGAAAATGAAATTTTGATAATTTTCATAATTACAAATCCGGTACAATGTACACTTACGATGGCTGGATACAAACGAAATCATTTCCTCGTTCATCAACTTCTTCACCAGTGTTCTTATCCTCTGCTCACCAATTCCTAACCTTTCGCTCCACTTGACTCGGCCAAAGATAAACTCACCTTGCTTTACTGTTATGAGCTCGCCGTCGATAAGTTCATTACCTGGATCTTTAGAGAATCTGGCACGAAGCAGCATTTCCAACCATACTTTCAAATACTCAGCATCCTTATAAATCCAGTGGTCCATGATTTGCCGATGAATACTAACCCACCCTTCCACCCCAACCCCTCCTATCTATTGTTCCGTTCCCAAAAGTAATGTCGTACTGCCATGGGTCCATAACGGATATAATCATATAATTGCTGGTACCAGGTTAGTTTGTGCTGCATATGGACCTCCCGAAAAGATTTTCCTCACACGTATCGCAAAATACCGGATTTATTGTATAACCGTAACATCCGCACATATAACCACTGCAACAATATTCCGGTTCGTAATCGTCTTGTACCTCAATCCTTTCTTGGCAATTCGGGTTATCGCAGGTTTTTACTTTCATGTGTCTTGTCCCCCATTGATTCGATCTAATTTGTCCCATGCTGCATCGTACCCCGTGAGTAAGGCTTGAAAAACGCGCATTTGGTCTTCGTCAATATCCTGCTGCTCGAGATAATCCTCTAACTCATCCAGAACCGATTCAGGTAGTCGTGATATTGTAACTTTCATGCTATCCCTCCTAATATTCAAAGCTGTCCGTCACGATCCGCAGCCCCTGCAAATATTTAATTCTTCTGAGCAATCGTCACAATAAGTGTCGTGTTCTCTTGTTGTGTTATCTTTTTTGCACATCCTACAACGTTTGACCCTTCTAGAGTCTCTACTGAACATGCGTTCCTGTTTTCTAATGCAATCATCACATAATTTCGGTCCATTAATTACCACTCTGTTCCCCTCCTTATGTCCTTCAATATTCAAAGCTGGCCATCAACTTCTTGCCATTTGGCCCAGTAGTCCCAATCGCAGCCTTCTTCTCTTGGAGTCCTCAATTCGGTTCGATCGTTATCGATAACTGCAATAACCTTCTTAACAACCTTGTAATCTTCAAAACCGTCATCAGACTCTGCGATTTCAACGAATGATTCGTTAGCCTGAACACCTTCCGACATCAGATCATCTTTCCATCTTTCGTAAATCTTCTCGGCTTGTACCAAAGTTTCGAACTCCTTGGAAACATCCATTTCCGTATGAACTCGGTATTTTTTCAAAACTGGCACCTCCTCATGTCCTTCCGTATTCAGTCGGCGTACTCTTTAATCAAAGCGCCATTACGGTCAAAATATTTCGTTTTCCACCATGGATGGCAATTCTCTTTCCACCATTGCCCATCGAAGATGATATCTAAATTTCCGCTATCGTTTGCACCAACAATAGTTCCCATTTTCCCAGAAACCTCAATTCGCATGCCCATGTAAGCAAAAGGAATGCATCTATTATGGATCACTCTCTCGAAGCGTTCGCGGTTCCCGAACAAGTCAGATGGTTTGAATCGTCCAATCGTCCTTACTCGCAACATCGGAAGGAGCTTCCCGAATGGAATATCCCAACAATCGCTCATTAACTGCCAGTACTCGTACTTCGCTTTGCTCCGGGTTTCTGCGGTGATAATCTTAGGGTATTCCTTATCATCCCAAATGTCGTAAGTGCGAACTTCATAAGTGTTTATAGCTGGAGCAGCAACATTATTCATAGACCATACCTCCCAATTCCCTCCATATTCAGCAGTATAATTTCCGACATTCGTTCAAAATCGCTTTATTTGCTTCGTTGTGCTTGTTGAAAAGTGTTATCCTGGATACCTCTTTCAAACCAGTTTCCACGGATACGAAGAAAGATTCGCCCATACCTAACATTTCGATAGGGATGGGAATGTCTTGACCGTGTGTCCCTTTCCCTTTTTCGACGGCTTCCTCTTCGGAGTATAAGCCGGCAGATTCCAAGCAAGCCGTATAACCGCTGCTGTTTGGCCCCCAAAACAATACTGCGTTTCCGCCGAAATAAAGGTCATTATGCCGAGTGCATGCAATCACGAATTTTCTCATTGATTTCCGTCCTCCTCATGTCATTGAATATTCAAACTGCCCATCATACCAACTGCATTGCTAATTGATGTTCTGCCTGGTATGGCAAGTCGACGCACAACTCCGGCAGGTTTGCCCTTACGAGCGCCTCTGCGAATGGCGGCGGTACTGAGTTTCCGCAGCGTGCCACTTGCTCTGTCTTAGGGTAAGGCTTTCCGGTGTAGTCACGATCAATGATATACTCTCTGGGGAAGCCTTGTGACGGAAACAGCTCATGTGGCTCAAGCATCCGAAATCCTATATCAACGATCATGTGATCTTCGCCATATACAGTCACGAGTCCAAACCGATCTTTGGTCGGAATTGTGTGAATCGGCTCCGAAATTTCCTGCCCAATCCCTGCACCATAGTATTTGACTAAAAACGCTCTTACCTCAGCGAAGTGAAGCCCGCCGGCAGTTATAGTGTGGATCGGCTCCGTCATCGGCTGTCCAATATTAGACCCCTTCATTTTTACAAGATAAGATGTAACCAGAGCGTACCTATTTGATGTGTCTAATGTCATGATAGGTTTATCTAACGTTTGTCCACGTGCCTCTCGGCTTGTCGTTTCACTGTGGTATTGTGCAAGGAATGCAGTAACCAGATCCACATTGTTGTTTCTCTTTGCTTCGATTGGTGCAATGTATGGGTGTGGGTTCTCCAATACGAACCGCTGTAGCCCTCGATGAATCCTAAGCTGCGTTTTCTCTGCAAGAGGCTTTTTTCGCTCGAATATGCTAACACAGTTAAGCGACCAATCGATCTCGTCTCCTACAGGCTTCCAAGGTTTCAGTAACTTCTTTTTCACCTGAATGCTGTTCGGTTCACCGTGCGTCGGATGCGGCCACTTGATTGGCTGACCGTCGCACCTAGCTACCAGGAAGAATCGCTTGCGGATCGTCGGCGCGCCGTAGTCGCACGCCCTGAGCTCCCGCCATTCGACCTCATACCCGATCCGCCGCAGCGCGTTAACGAAGCATCTGAACGTCCGCCCCTTCTGTTTTGGGTCCGGCTGTCCGTTTTTGATTGGACCCCAGGTCTGGAACTCTTCGACGTTTTCCAGCATTATCACTCGAGGCTTCACTGTCGCCGCCCAGCGGACAGCCACCCATGCCAGTCCGCGAATCTCCTTCTCGACGGGCTTGCCGCCCTTTGCTTTGGAAAAATGCTTGCAATCCGGACTGAACCAAGCGAGTGCCACCGGCTGCCCGCCGGTAGCCTCCAGAGGAGGAACATCCCAAACCGATTCGCAATAATGCTTGGTGTCAGGGTGATTTGTCTTATGCATGGCGATCGCTGCTGGATCGTGATTAATTGCAATATCGACGCTTCGGCCTATCGCTAGCTCGATTCCAGTGCTTGCTCCGCCTCCTCCGGCGAAATTATCGACGACTAGCTCCTTTAGCAAATGCCTCATATTTTCACCTCATGTCCTTAAATATTCAGAGCTGTCCGTCACTCCGCTGGCACGTACTCATTTGCTGGAACCCACACCCATTTGTTATAAAGGTCGTCCCATACTAAAAATTGAGTCAATCCATTTTCGAGCTGCTGGACAGCATATACCGTCCGAACCTCTTTAAGGTTAAAGGCCAATCGAACTTTAAACATCCTACATACCTCCCCTAAATCATTCTTCGATACGTACAGAAGCCGTAACTTCTTCGGCTCCCTCTCGTTTGAAGTATTTTACAAATTCATCTTCTATACAGCGGATAGTCGATTGCTGTTCGTCTTCCGTACCATAAAAAAGAAATACTAGTTCTTCACTATCGAGTGTCTTTACCGCTCTAATCTCCACGATAAGCTTCATTCGATAACCTCCATGTCCTTCGATATTATTCAGACATTTTCGTCGATTTATATAAGTTTTTCTTGCTGTAGACGTTCTCCGAATCCATCTTCAATAAGTCTTTTTTGCAGGAGACCAATACATGTTTCATTTATACTTTTGACGCTATCTATATTTTCAGCAACAATGTGATAAGTACGGTCAGCTGCATCCAACTGTTGTCTCTTCAAGAACATGTATTGAAGTTTTAAAATTTCAATCTCATAATGCAACTCACCAATTTTATTTTTGTTTGCTTCAAAATTTTCAAATAGAGATTCACGTTCTTTTTCCACATCGCTTATTTTCTGCAACTTAGCTTCTATTTGTTTATTTATGTCCATGTTGGCCTCCTATGTTCTTCGATATTCACTAAGATACTTGGCGCAGCCGTTCTTCGGCCCACTCCAACGCATCCATCAAGACGTTATAAAGCACTGGTCCAGACCATTCGTAGACGCATTCAAACTTGTTACAAGGCTGCACATCATAATCATTAGGGCAAACATCCAATTCGAACAGTTGGATGCACCAATTTTCGTCAACCGTATAAATGTCCATTTGGTGCAATTCCCGCAGCTTCCTAATCAACTCTTCCATCGCGTTCCCTCCTGAGGGACAAATTTATTCATTATGTTGTATGGCTTATCTCTATCCTGCCTGGAAGCCTTTCGGCCCCCACTCCGTTAGGCTTATTCAGTCGATTGATGGCCTTCGGCCTGTAATTTACGTTTGTGTTTGATCCCTTCTACACTTTCATCCAACCACTTATGGCATGGAAGGCACACGTGCAAGAGGTCATCTACTGTTGTTCTATGGTCAATTTGCTTCCGTCCGGTAATATGTGCTCGTTGTACTGCTTTTGCCGCTGTACAGAGCTCACAAATCCCCTCAGACCGTTCTTTTAGTTGCTTATCAACCTTAGGGCTAATCGAGCCCATTTGGCGTTGTGTAGGCTTATTTCTAAGCCCGCGTGTTTGCCATTCTTTTGAGCAGCTGCGTACTGGTTGAGAAGATAAGTTCATATGTTATCCCTCCTAGAATGGGAGATCGTCGTCGCTGATATCGATTGGTTTACCATCATCTTGGAAATGGTCTTGATTGTTCGGCGCGCTGTACGTTTGGCTCTGTTGCTGGTTTCCTCCAGACGATTCGAGAAACCGTACATTATCCGCTATAACCTCTGTAACGTATACGCGCTTTCCTTCGTTGTTCTCGTAGTTGCGGACCTGAATACGTCCTTCTACTGCAGTTAACCGGCCCTTGCGAAGGTAGTTAGCTACATTTTCCGCAAGTTGTCTCCAGGTAACGATGTTAATGAAATCAGCTTCACGCTCTTTTTGAGCATTTGTAAATGGCCTGTCTACTGCCAAGGTGAATGTGCAGGTAGCAACACCTGCAGGTGTGTACCTTAGTTCAGGATCTCTCGTCAATCTTCCGATCAAAATAGCACGGTTTAGCATTTAAATTACCTCCAATAAGTCCATGAAATGTACAATCTGCGCCTTCTTCGTCCGTCTGCAATATTTGCATTTGCCGCATCTCTTCGGTTCATCAAATCCTTCTTTAACGGAGATGATCCGCGGTAACTTCTCCGCAACCTTCTGTAAAGCCGTATCAAGCGTTGTATCATCAAAGCAAATGATTTCCTTGTCTGGCACTTCTTCTTTACTCACAGCGACGATAAACGGTTCTAGACGATCAAATCTGCGGTTATGTATCCGCTCAAGTTCTGTGTATACACCCATTTGAATCGTGTATCCGTAATGTTCTACAAACGATTCCCATCGTCTAAGTTCATTGTTCCAGTACTTGGCCCGTATTTCTTTCACCGTCTTAAGGTCAGTCATTCGACCCGCGTCAATATTCAGAACATCAATCTTGGATTTCCACTTCACTCCGAATAATTCAGCAGTGATGATGGTTTCCTTATCCCCTTCAAGCATTTGAGCGCAAAGGGGATCTTTTAATACGGTGTCAATCATTAGATCAGCTTTTTTAAATTCTGACCTAAGCTCTCCTTTATTAGATCCAGACTTGCAATATATTTCAGGGTGATTGCCTACAAATTCATCAAAAGCACTTGTTCCTTCGACTGCAGCATGTACATAAGAACCTAGCGTGAAGGCATCGACCTCTCCTTCCGAGTACTCGCCATTCAATTTTGCCAACGCCGCTGCTTCACAATTGTCAAAGTCTTTAAATTGGCTCACGCTCATGTAATGTTGATTTGCTTCTTTTGAATAATAATTTTCAGGAGTTAGTATCATGCTGATTGCCCCTTATGCGACCGAATCTTTTCCAAAAGCTCATTAGCCTGATCTTCCGATAGATCACTTACTCCACACGAATAAAGTTCTTTCACTCTTGCTCCAAGGGCGTTCGCTTTATATCCTTTTCCGATCCATTCAGACTTTAGCTGAGCGATGGCGTTGGATGTTATTCTGCCGACTGTTTTTTCCATCTTATCTTGAAAAGCGTCAACATCCATTTGGTCAGTTGCAATGTTAAATTCTTTCAAAAGGAACGTCTTTTCTGCATAAGTAAGTGCCTTCCCTACACCTTTTTCCCCGGCAGTATCAATACCTTGGCCGTACCATGGAACCTCTACAGTTTCAGTTGGCTCATCACCGTTCACCCAGACCATCATCAAATCAAGTTCTGTGAAAAATGTAGTTGTACGCTTTACCTTTCCGGTATTGTCTTTATTTTCTACCGTGTCCATATGAACACGCTTGTCCATAATTTTTGTAATCAAAAGCAAATTCTTTTCGTCCATTTCCTTCCGAACTGCTCCGATTACCTGACTGCTGCTGTTGTATTTATAACTTTGACCAGAGGTCATTTGGGAGTCTTTCTGAAGGTAAGGAACTGACTTCCTGACCTCAATCAACTTTTGATATATATTCATCTATATCAAGCTCCTTTGTGGTATAATGGCAGTACAAAACTTTCTCCAGAAGGTTTTTTAGCCAGCGCTTACTGTTGACGCAGTAAGCTTTTTCTTTTTCCCTTTGCATTCAGCAGCAGTATCCGGTTCATAGCTTTGTTATGCGGTCGCTGTTTGGCTAACCATAATAAATCGATCACTCCAATTCACCTCCTGATTAATTATTGCGGTAGTATTCTTCTGCTTCTTCTTCAGTTGTCATATCCATTTCAAGATACATGTCGCGCTCTAGTTCCTTGATCTTTTTTTCATCCAATCCGCAAGATTTAGCTGCTAGCATCATGTAACCAATTGCGGCTCCGTTTGTCATTCCGATTCACCTCCTTCCTCGTCAGCCTCGCTTTCTTCTTCCTCAACATACTTTCTCTTTTCAGGTGGTATTGCGTACCAAGTGAAAATGTCATCCACCGACTTCATGCTGATTCTGCTTCAATCTCCTTATCGTACTTCCAGTTGAATTCTCTAGCTGCCGTTTGCATTTCTCTTTCTTGCTCGTATTCCGGAATGGGCAGATCTACTGTCCAATATTGTGGCTCGACGCCGTTTTCGATGTCGTTTGCCATCTGTTTGATGTAATCCGCTTGGTCGCGAAGGTATTGGATGAATTGTTGTTTGGTCAATATGTTTCACCAACCCAATCAAACTCTTGTCTGATCATGAACTGACACTTCACAATTGCGCTTTCGGCATCACTCCATTCAAGCTCATATTCAACCTCACTTAACAAGGCGTTTAATCTTCCGATCTCAGCAAGCAATAATGGCAATGCATTGAATACGCTTTGATGACTAATCGGATCATCGTTGTTTAATATCCCTTTAATTTCACGGAAATCTTCATTCGATAACTTAGCTTGCGGTTGGTTGTTTAGCATCCTCTTTCCCTCCCCATGTATGAATCTGTTGGACTAATATAGGCTCGTTCTCTTCTTCTAAAGCCTCATCCCTGTGGAATGTACATACGGGCTTGAGATCGGCGTATATGCGGTGTGTAGCTGTTCTGGTGCAGCAGTAGCAGTAGGTCATGCGGATTCACCTTCTTTGTTTTTCTCAATCCATTCCTCGACCCACTCAGCTGTAATCTTTGCAATTGGATTATTTTCAGGTGTGTGACCTTTCCTGATTGCTAAAAACCACCGTTCCGCTGGTCTATTTGAATCAGGTGTGATTCCCTCTAACATTTCGTAATTACATCCGCGAACATTAGCGATGGTTCCTACCAAGCAGCAGCATTCTCCAGTGTATGTAGATCCATCCACTTTTCCCGCATTGAGATAATCTAGTAATCCTTTAACTTCATTTGGAGCAGAATCCAAAATTTTAAATAGGTCCTCTTTGGCACCACTCAGGTTGGCACCACTCAGGTTGGCACCACGCAGGTCGGCACCACGCAGGTCGGCACCACGCAGGTCGGAACCACCCAGGTCGGAACCACGCAGATCGGACACACCAAGGACGGCACCACTCAGGCTTGACAC